CTTATGAAACAACAGGATTTAGTCCAAAAGATATGATGTATAACGAAGCACAGCAATATCTAGCCACACAAATTGCACGTGCTATGAATGTACCTGCATATTACATAAGCGCAGATATGAATAACAGTATGACTTACCAAAACATTATCGATGGTCGTAAAGAATTTGTAGCATATTCACTACAGCCGTTTATCTGTGCTATTGAAGATCGTTTAAGCATGGATGATATTACCCCTAGAGGCCATGTAGTTAAGTTTGCTATAGAAGAATCATTTTTAAGAGCTGACACAATGAAGCGCCTAGAGGCATTAGAAAAAATGATAAATCTAGGTTTAATTGATGTGGAAGATGCTAAAGAAATGGAACAAATGACACCTAACGGAAGAGAAACAGAAGATGAAACTTACATTCAGTAGCCATATAGAAGCTGCCGATACAGAGCGCAGGGTTATCGCTGGCAAGATCGTACCTTTTGAAGAGGTAGGCAATACTTCCGTTGGTAAGGTCGTATTTGCTAAAGGTTCAATAGACATAGGCGATCCTGGCAAGGTAAAAATGCTTATGCAGCACCGCCCAGAAAAACCAATCGGAAGAATGCAATCAAATTACAAAGAAGCAGAAGATGGCATTTACGCATCATTCAAAATTAGTAACTCCATGCAAGGACAAGATGCTTTAATACTTGCAAGCGAGCAATTAATCGATGGTTTGTCAGTAGGCGTGGATGTAAACAAGTCAATCCAGAAAAAAGATTATCTATATGTAACCAGCGCAACACTAAGAGAAGTAAGCCTGGTTGAGTCACCAGCATTCAGTGCTGCACAAGTAACTAAAGTTGCTGCTAGTGAAAACGAAGCAGAGGACACAAACCAAACAACAGAAAGCGAGGCTCCTGTGGAAGATTTAGCAACAGCGCCACAAGAAGCAAAGGCAGAGGCTGCTACTCCTACAGTAGAAGCTGCTCGCCCAACAATTACAGCACCACTAATTCAAACAACTATACGTACGCCAATTACTTCTATGGCTGCATATACAGAGCACAAGATTAAGGCTGCTCTAGGCAACGATGATTCAAAACTATATGTAACAGCTGCGGATGATACATTTAGCAATAACGGAGCATTTAACCCTACACAATATCTAGCCGAGTTTGTAACTAATACACGCTTTGGCACACCTGCTATTGATGCATGTTCACAAGGTGTTTTACCACAAAACGGTATGACGATCAATGTACCTTCACTTGTTACATCAAGTGGCGGTGGTACAGGTGTAGCACCAGTAGTAACTGTAGAAGCCGAAGGCGGCGCAGTACAAAATACTGGCATGGAAACAAATTATTTATCAGCAAATGTATCTAAGTACAGTGGCATGAATACGCTATCAATTGAGCTTCTAGAAAGAGCGGGCTATCCTGGCTTTTATGAGGAGTTAACAAATCAATTATCACTAGCTTATTTGAAGACACTTGATACAACTGTATTAACTGCATTACTTGCAGCTGGTATGAATGGTACAAACACAACAGCTGACCTAGATGGTATCGTTGCGTTTACAACTGAAGGTGCACGTACTATCTACGCAAATACAGGTTACTTTGCACAGAATTACATTGCTAACCCAGCTCAGTGGGGTGCGTTAATTGGTGCACAAGATACAACAAAGCGCCCAGTATTTAATGCCCTACAACCTATGAATGCTGCTGGCCAAGTGGGCCCACAGTCGATCAGAGGGTCAGTGCTTGGACTTGATCTATACGTAGATAAGAACTTTACAGCTACGACATTTGATGATGATTCAGCTGTAATCCTTGCACCAGAAGCATTTACCGTATATCGCTCCGCACAAAATTACATGAGCGTAAATGTAGTTTCAAACCTACAGGTACAAGTTGCAATTTACGGATACATGGCAACACTAGCCAAAATGCCTAACGGAATTATCAAGTACAAGAAGACCTGATAAAACCCATTAATTAATAATCCTCTGGGGTTTAGTAGCCCTAGCCCCAGGGGAGCTTTTTAAGAGAAGGAGTAGAGATGCCAGCAGTTTATGTGACCCAACAAGAGTTACGCACAAATTTGGGTATTGGCACTTTATATTCTGATTCAACAGTTGAAGAAGTTTGTCAAACAGCCGAAGATTTAATTAATCAGTATTTATGGTTTAACACTGCACCAGTAGTGGGCACTGCATTACAGGACAATGTTGCAACACTTATGCTTGCTAATCCTAATGCGTTTGTGGCAGGACAAACAATAGTTGTAAGTGCTTGTGGATCTGTATTTAATGGTTCACACACAATCACTGGCACAATACCACCTAGCACTGGCACTACTAGTTTAATTCCAGTATTTATGTATAACTATGGCCAAGTTAATTATCCTAATGGCTATTCATTTGTGCAATATAATAAAGTTGCAGCTAATCAAAACTTTCACAAAGTAGTACCTTATGGCGTAGCCACAGGCCCAGACCACAAGACCCAAGCTTATGCGAGCACCCCTGCAATCCGAGAAGCGGCCATGATCGTAGCCGTAGATATCTGGCAATCTAGACAAGTTAGCCAGACGGGTGGGGTCGGTATGGATGGGGTCAGTGCTAGCCCTTATCGGATGGGTTATCAGCTGATTAACCGAGTGCGTGGCCTCATTCAGCCGTATTCATCACCTGCATCTTTGGTGGGATAATGCCAGCCGCAATAACTACATTACGTAGCACATTAGCGACAACACTTGCCAATGCTGGCGTGTGGTCAGTATTTAGTTTTCCACCTGCAACACTACTAGCTAACGCAGTGGTCATAACCCCGGGGGATCCTTATATAACACCATCTAATAATGATGAAATAAGTGTTAATCCGTTGGCAACTTTTAGAATACTTATTACTAAACCAGCATTAGACAATCAAGGCAACCTGGCTGGTATGGAAGATTACATTTTGGCAGTAGTAACTAAACTGGCTGCCGCAACCTATCAAATGAACATATCTAGCGTTTCTGCACCAGCAATAGTTAACGCAGCTAGTGGCGACTTGCTAGTATCAGAAATTACTGTATCAATCCTAACGAGTTGGAGTTAAAATGGCATATCAAGGATTAACAGAAGAAGAAAAGAACTTTCTGGCCAAGACAGGTCAGATTACACACACACCAGTAGCGGTTAAAAAACCTGCTTACAAAAAAGAAGAGGAGCAAGACTAATGGCCGTATTTTTATCCAATGGTGCGGTAGTTACTCTTAACAGTGTTGACATTTCAGCATATGTAACAGGGGTTACTATTAACCGCAGTTTTGATGAATTAGAAATTACAGCAATGGGCGACACAGCTCACAAGTTTGTTAAAGGACTAGAGGCATCAACAATTACCCTAGACCTGCTTAACAATGATGCAGCAAGCGGCACAGGTGCAGTTACTGCAACCTTAGCGGCAGCCTGGGGTACTACAGTACCGCTAGTAATTAAGCGTTCTAACGCAGTAATTAGCACTACAAACCCAGAGTATCAAACTACAGTTTTGGTAAACAATACCCAAGACCTAAATGGTGCTGTTGGCGACATCTCAACACAGAGCATTACATTTACTTGTAACTCAGTTATAGTAGTTGACGTAACACCTTAATTAAGGAGCAATAATGGCAAAGCTAAAGATAACAAGGGCTAATGGTGAAGTCACAGAGCACAAGATAACACCAGGTGTCGAGTACGCTTTCGAGTTAAAGTACGGATCAGGTATTAGTAAAGTCCTACGTGAGCATGAACGTCAGACCGAGATTTACTGGTTAGCACATGAGTGTTTACGTAGGGCTAACGTAACTGTACCTGTGTTTGGTATCGAGTTTATAGACAGCTTAGATACTGTAGAGGTATTAGACGAAGAAAAAAAATAGCGCAGCGGGATTCAACACTTTATACAATAGCCAGCCTATCTGTAGAACTAGGAATTCCGCCTAGCGAGTTTATCAATATGGATGCTGAAATGCTTAGGGCAATAATCCAAGTACTTTCAGATAGAGCTAAGGAGATCAAAAATGCCAGTAGAAATCGTCGGCGTTAAAGATGTCATTAATGGCTTAACCTTTATTGATGAAGATATGTATAGACGTGTCAAAGCAGCCGTAGAACCCGTAATGAAGGGTGTAGAGGCTAAAGCTAAAGGATTTGTAGTGGGTAATAATGAGGTGCTATCAGGCTGGTCTAAACCAATATCATCTACTGTCGATTATACACCATTTCCTAAGTATGATGCAGAAACAGTTAGAAATAATATTGGATTCAAAGAGGGTCAAAACCGCAGATTTAGTAATGGTTACCAGGTAGAAAGTTATGTTTACAATATAAGCGCCGCAGGTCGTATCTATGAAACCGCAGGTAGATTAAACCCACAAGGCAGAGCGCCATTTACTTCTGTTGCAGAAGGTGGCGGCACAATGGCATTTAAGCAATCAGGTAGCAGAAAAAGTAGAAGCCGATCTACATCTGCATATAATTCTAATAACCCTTTCGCTGGATATCAATTTGTTACCGATTTACCAACACTTACATCTCAGCCTAAAGTTAAAGGCGCTAGGGGTGGTGGTCGTAAAACTAAAGGCCGTTTGATTTACAAAGCATGGGCGCAAGATAGTGGTGATATTTATGGCGTAATTGTAAAGGCGATTAACTCTACAGTTACACACTTTAATAAGACTACTGAGAAGAAGGTTGCATAATGGCCAATATAGTCGTATCGGCACTCAGCACCTTTAATAACAAAGGCCTTAAAAAAGGTAAGAAAGAAATCAGTGCTTTTGAAAAGCAAGTTAAAACCTTTGGCCGCACCTTTGCCGCAGCATTTTCAGTAACAGCATTAACTAGATTTAGTAGAGAAGCAGTAAAGGCTTTTGCAGCTGATGAGAAGGCCGCCAAAGCATTAGAGATTCAATTAAGAAATACAGGCTATCAATTTAGCGCACCTGGCGTTGAACTATACATAAACAATTTACAGAGAGCCACTGGCGTATTAGATGATGAATTACGCCCAGCGTTCCAGCAATTACTAACAGTAACAGGCTCAATTACTAAGAGCCAAGATGCCTTAAATACTGCTATGGATGTTTCAGCGGCCACAGGTCGATCATTAACACAAGTTACTACAGCCTTATCACGTGCTTACGCTGGCAACACTACGGGCCTTAGCAGATTAGGTGCTGGCTTAGATAAGAACTTGCTAAAGGCTGGCAATATGGACGACATTATGGCCGAACTTAATAACAAGTTTTCAGGCCAAGCCGCAGCTAGATTAGATACCTATGCTGGAAAGATGGATCTATTAACAGTAGCCACAGCTAATGCCCAAGAGATAATCGGTAAAGGTTTATTAGATGCATTATCTCAACTAGGTAATGATAAAAGCATTGCAAGTGTAACTAACAATATGGAAGATTTTGCTACTGCCACTAGCGAGGTATTAGTCGGGCTAGGTAAAGTAGTAGGTAAATTAAAAGAGATCACAAATATCCCAGGTATAGATGGATCATTTTTAAGAAACGTACCTGGTATCGGCGCAGTGCTAAGAGCTACAGAAGCATTAAGGGGCGCAGGTCGCCAGCAAACAGATAGAGGTGGTTTAGAAAGAACCGCAGGTAGAGTTAATGCTCAACAAAGAAAACAAGAAGAACGAGCAATTAAAAACTCTGTTGCATTACGCAAAGCAGAAAACGATTTATTAAAGAAAAAGACAGCCGTAGATCAATTAAAGGACAAGTTTGACCTAGAGCGTATAGGCTTAAATGTAGCCTTAAATGAAGCTGTAGATGCAGAAACTAAATTACGCATTAAGGCACAGATAGCGATATTAGACAACAATGAAGCGTTGGCTAAAAAACTATTAGCCGAAATGGAAGCCACCAATAAATTAAAAGAGTTTGCAGATGCGTTGGCAAATGGCACTAATAAATATGATGCAATGATTAGCGGTTTAATTGGACAATTTAGAGCGTTAGGTTTATCACTACAAGAATCTATGGCCTTAGCAGGTATGTCCGCTAGATACCAAGCCCAGGCAGACGCTTT